CAAAGGGTCATTAACCGCCCGTCGAATCGAAAGATTCGTCCTTTCCGAATAAAGTCGAAGGAAAGCAGGGGCCAATTCAACCAATGCAATGCGTAACACCATTTACGACAACGTACAGCTTCAGGGCGGCGTAAGCCTTCCTCCGCAGTCGTTTTCGGGTTCTACCGCAGTGAATGGCAACGTCGTCCCGACTGCTGGATTTTCCAGCGGCGCGATCCGCGCTTATGGCGCAACTCCAAGCAACGTCGGAACGGTGGCGAACCTCGTTGTGACTCTTCAGGAGTGCGCAACGTCGAGCGGCACGTTCGCGAATGCGCTTGACAACACGGGTACGGTCATCGGTTTCACCCTCACGGGTGTCATCAGCGTGACGGGAACCAACGCGGTTGGCTCGAATGTCTTAACGGCAGTATCGAGCGTCACCGGCCTCTATGTTGGCCAGGCAATCGCAGGCACGGGCATTCCGGCAGGCGCAGTCATCACGGCCATCGGAACGACCACGCTGACGATCAGCGCGAACGCGACCTCGGCGAACACCAGCACGGCTTTGACCTTCTCTGTTGAAGGAGAAGCCCGCATCGAAGGCCTCAACCTTAATCGGAAGCCGTACCTTCGGGCGGTCATCACTCCGTCGTTCACTGGCGGCTCGTCTCCGGCGATTCTCGGCTTTGCCGAAATCATCATGGGCGGGGCTGCACAGTTACCGACTGACTCCGCTGTCAGCAATACGTAGGTTCAGAACCTTCGCACGCATGGCCTCTTCCGGTGAGGTAGGGGCCATGAAGCGAGGATTATCTCAACTCAAATGACCGAGGAACACAAGAGAAAAATTAGTGAAGCACAAAAAGGTAGGGTCTTCACTCCAGAGCATCGCAGGAAGCTAAGTGAATCTCACAAAGGGAAACCGACGTGGGATAAGGGTATTAAGCGCGGTCCATTAACGCCGGAGTGGCGGCTCAAGATTTCACTTGCTGGCAGCGGCAAAATTAGATCCGAAGAAACTAGACGCCGCATAAGCGCCGCTCAGAAGGGCAGAACGTTGACAAAAGAGCAACGTAAGAAGCTCAGTGACGCGCACATTGGAAAACAGGCTGGACCGATGAATCCAAACTGGCGTGGAGGTACAAAATCAGAACGCCAACGCGCGATGGGCACTGGTTTATATAGGCAATGGCGCAACGCCGTATTTGAAAGAGACGACTATCGCTGTTATTCGTGTGGCAAGCGGGGTGCCCGACTTGAAGCGCACCATCTCTACCCGTGGTCTGAATTCCCGCGCATCAGATTGGTACTCGAAAACGGAATTACGCTTTGTGATTCTTGCCACGATCTAATTTCACCAAGACTTAAAGGTCCCGATTCAATTGTTGCCCCGGCTGGCATGATCCTCTGCCAATGACAACCCTCGAAAAAGTCTATCCATACGCGCTCACCACGCTATCTCGCGTTAAAGCGAGGCTCCAGCTCACGAATAACGATAGTGATCCGGTTTTGACGCGCATCATAAATTCCGTCACGGACAACATCGAACGTATGTGCGGCAAAGCAGGAATGGAAGCGTATCCGAACGACTGTCATTTCGTGCAGAAGGTCTACCTCAATGAGATCTACACCGTGAACGGCAGGCGACAGGAAAAGGTTATTCTCCGTAACCAGCCGGTCTTAAACGCCGTCGTTTCAGCCACGGTGACGCAGGGGACTGGCATCTATTCCGCCGCGCTCCAGACGATGCTCACGCCCGCTTTGATGAACACGGTTTCGCCGCTCATCAGCGCGACCAATTTCATTTACGGCCTTCCGATCTTGGGAGCAGGAATCGCGCAGGGCAGCTATATCACCGGCACGGACGGGGCAGGGAACTTTACGCTCAACGTTCCGCCGCAAGTGAGCGGAACGAACGTCATCGTTGAAGTGAGCGGCCTCTTGAGCTTCCAGTGGCGCTCCGGCACGCCGTCAAATCCCGTTTGGACGCCGTTCATCCAAGACCAGTCCGAAATCATCGAGCAGGGACGCGCAGGTATTATCCGCGTTTACGGCCAGCTCCCTTTTATCTATTCGAACATGCTTCGCGCGACTTACATCGCTGGATATCCCACGGATTGGCAGAACGCGGGCAACGGCACGACGCACCGGCTTCCGGCCGACCTCACGAACACGTGCGAAAACATCTGCGTTCGGACGTTCAAGCGCTTGAAGCTTGCGGGACAGGCCAGCGAATCCCTTCAAGGAGCAACGCTTTCGTGGAGGAACGACTACGATGCTGAAGATAAGGCCGTGATAGCAAATTACACCCGCGTAGGGCAAGTCTTTTAAACCATGGGAACATTCCTCGTTCAAATTCCAAACCTTCCAGCACTTCAAGACATGATGGCTTCATATCCGTCCATTTCCGCGCCGATCATCCAAAATGCAATCGTCGCCGCACAGGCGATCTTAGCGAAGTTCACGAACGCGTCGACTGTTCCCGTGAAGACCGGTTATCTTGTCCAGAACTGGGGCTTCGATATCGGCACCTTCATGGCACGCTGGTATCCGCTTGCGACGTACGCGCCCTATGTGGAGTTCGGCACCGCGCCGCACATCATTCGCGCAGTCAATAAGAAGGTACTTGCGAATGCGGCGACCGGACAGATATTCGGACCTGTAGTGCATCATCCAGGCACGAAGGCCAACCCGTTCATGGAACGCATCATTGCTTCGTCGCAACCGGAGATTAACGACCTCTTCGGACAGGCGCTTGAAACCATCACCCAAACCATAGCTTCACAACCCAATATGTCTTGAACTCTATGTCATCGCTTTCCCCAGCACAACTTCAAAAGAACGCCATTCTCACGGACTTGCAGACGCTCGTCACGTCGGGCGTATTGGGTTCAGCATTTGCCGATGAGCTTACTAAGGTCAGCCCGTTCGACAGGGTTTGGTCAAGTTTCCCATCAGCCGTAGTAATCCCGCCGATCATCTCCGGCAACGAATTCGAAGACCAGGCGAACAACCTCCGCGAATATACCTGGTACGTCATGGTTGTGACCACGCCAGAGAACATGCCCGCCAATAATCCTATCTACATCGAGGGACTTGTGGACAGCGTAGTTGCGTTGTTCGATATGGATGCTACGCTTCAAGGGACGGCGAATGCCGGTATCTACCCCACCGTCATCGCCCCACCTGGTCCGGTGATTTCGAACAGCGTGACCTACGTCGTTTTCTACTGCACGTTCAAGGCACGGGTCCTGTGTCCGGCGGCAGTCCAATAAATTAACCAACAATATGTTTCATGATTGATGAAGCGCAAAACAAAATGATGGACGGAAGCTCGTCCAAAAATAAATCAGCCGACATGCCGACGACCATCTTGGCCGTCTCAGTTGTCGAGAGCGATTACTTTTTTCCCGGCGGCGGCGTGTGGAAGCCGATGACTGCTCGCGCAGCGACGATCCAAGACGCTGAAGAACTCCACCGAGTGAAACGCGAGCCGGTAACGGCGGAACCCAAGGTCGAAGAATCAGAAACCAATAACGAATAAACATGGCATCACAAAAAGGAATCGGGCGGCTCGTCTCTTACGGATATGCAAAGGAAACTACGCGCGGCACAGCTATTAGCTCCGCCGCCGCATGGTCACCATGGGACTCTCTCGACTTCGACGAGAAGTTTGACAACGTCGTTGCTGACCAGGCGGTGGGCGTCATTGAAGACAATATCGCCGAGTATCGCGTAAAGAACTATGCGGATGGCAGTTTCAAGATGCCACTCACAGATCAGAGTTCAGCGCTTCTCCTTCTCTCGATGATGGGCGGTCAGTCGGTCTCGACGCCCGCAACAGGCGTCTATGCCCACAAGTTCACCGTTGGCGAAACGGCACAGCACCAGTCGCTCACGATGTTCGTGCATGATCCTCTCGGCGGCACCGACTTCTCGCACGCGAACGGCGTGATCCACAAGATGGACATCGACGTTCAGCTCAAGAAGTTCGTCCAACTCTCGCTGTCGGTTCGCGCACAGAAGGGCGTTTCGCAGTCCGCGTTCACCCCTTCGATAATCGCGGAAAACCGCTTCATCCCGCAGTACATGACGTTCGCCACCGCACCGTCATTGGCAGGCGCGGCCGGAACCCTTACGGCGACCGGAACCGCGTCAACCACGACCGCGCTCACGGGCTTGAGCATTAGCACCACGCTCTTGCGCATCGGCATGACGGTCACCGGCACGAACGTCGCGGTCGGCACGACGATCACGGCAATCGTATCGGCAAGCGCAGTGACGCTTTCGACGGCGACAACCGGAAGCGCAACGTCGTTCACGTTCGGCGGCGCAGTAATTGCGCTCAAGAACTTCAAACTTTCCCTTGATGCAAGCATCGAGGACCAGGAAGTGCTTGGCAGCGTCGCACCCGCGGATTACCTCAACAAGGAATTCAAGGTCAGCGGAACGCTCGAAGCGATCTACCAGAACCTCACTGACTTCAAGAACTTGTCAATGGCTACGCCCTACGTTGCGCAGGCGATGCAAGTCACGTTGGTAAACACCGATGTCACGATTGGGACTGCATCGAACCCAACGCTCACGATCCAGCTCGACCAGTGCAACTTCAAGGATTTGGGCATCAAGAAAGACCCGAAGGGCGTCGTATACCAGTCGCTCAAGTTTTCCGCTTCATATTCGCTTGCGAATTCGGAAATGATCAACATGTCGCTCCAGAACACAACTAGCGGAACCTATTAGGTCAGTTAATCAACAAAAATCCTCACCACCAAAATGGACGAAAATAAGACAAATACCGTAACGACGCCATCGGGCGTAACGGTTGTTCTCAAAGGCTATATTTCAGGAGGCGACTTCATTGACGCGAGCGACACGCCGGATGGCAAGGAACTCACGAAGATACAGCTCGCAAAGCGCCTCATGGATACTGTAGTCGTATCGGTGAACGGCTCGACGGACAATATCCCAGCGATGCTCCGCGCACTTCCGCTCGCTGATTACGTTTTCCTCAGCAAGGAAGTCGCGAAGCTCACGGATTTTACGGTGGCGAAGACTCAGGAGGCGTAGATGTTTTATGGCATGAGTTTTTCGCCCTCGGGCGCGCATATCTAACGCCGAAGATGAGAGCCGCGATGCTGTGCCGCGAGATGGGCTGGAGCTGGCAGGAATACTGTTCTCAGCCCCAATGGTTGGTATTCTCCCTGCTCAGCATGATGCAGAACGAAGCGGAGCAGGCGAACAACAAACAGCAATCGTAACTTGACGGATTGCCCCAGTTCCCGCATAGTTCACAAAAAGGTCGAGGTAAACAAAAATCGAGAAAACAATCATGGCAGCAGTAGTACTCATCATCATCTTTATCCTCGTGGTCATCTCAGCGGTCCTCTTCGCGGCAGCAATGCAGGTGAGGCGCTTCAAGAAGATCAACTGGATCATTGACCAAGAATACGAAAAGAGGCATCAGAAATAAAAACAGCCGATGGCCGATTCGAACTCAAACCTTGAGATTCTCATTACCGCCGTAGACGAAGCGTCTGCGGCGTTTGAGTCTGTGGGGGAATCAATGGCGGGCCTTTCCGAAGATGCTGCGGCGGCATCCGGTTCGGTAGACACGTCGCTGGAGTCTGTCGGCCTCACGATGAACTCGGTGACGGGCGAAATCACGAACGCGATTCTCACTCAGGAGCAATCGTTCAACCAGCTTGCCGACATCGTTTCCACCGATTCGGAGGAAATCCAGAACCTCATGCTTGACGAAGGCTTGTCGTTCCAGGATGCTTCCGCAGTCGTGGAGGAGGCGAATGCGGCGATAGCGTCGTCATCGGCGGACACCGCTGACGAGGTTGCGGCATCATCGGGAATATCAAAAGGAAGCCTCATGGCGATTGGCGTTGCGGCTGGAATCGCGTTCGGGCTGGTGGAAAGCGCTGTGAGCGGAGCAGTCTCTTCGGCGATGTCGTGGGACGAGAGTTCTGCGGAGATCGCCAACAATTTAAAAAATATCGGCTCGTCAATTTCCTTGTCGGCGGTTCAGGCTTACGCCGAACAGATACAGAACACCACGCTTTTCAGCCAGCAACAGGCACTTTCCGCCGAGGCTGTCGTCACCGGATACAAGAATCTCGCCCCCCAGTATCAGAACATCTCGTTGCTTTCGGCTGACTTAGCGACGAAGATGCAACAGTTCACCGGCTCCGCGACCGCCGACATGCCGGCGGCGATGAAGATACTCACGAACTCCCTCAACGACCCCGTCGCGGGCTTGAGCCAGCTCCAGCGGCAGGCAGGCATTGATATCCCGGCATCGGTCGTGACGATGATAAAGAACCTTGCCAACGCGGGCGATACTGCGGGAGCCGATTCCGTCATTTTGAAGGCGCTGAACGGGCAGGTCGGCGGACTGGCCGAGGCAGCGGCAGCCGCGAATGGCGGGGCGCTCGTCGAGCTGGAGAACCACCTTTCGGCAATGGGCACGACGATAGGGAACATTCTCCTGCCCGCGCTCGATTCCATGGCCACTGCACTTGAACCGATTGTTGCGGACATAGCAGCTTGGGCTACGGAGCACCCGAAGCTTACAGAAGCGCTCATCGTCGGTGTGATCGTGTTCACTGGCTTGCTGGCTATCCTGACGGTGATCGCCATCATTGTCGCGGCCGTCGGCGCTGCGTTCGCTGGGCTGGCCGTAGTCATAGCCCTTGCCGTAGCAGTGATAGCGGGAATCGTCATCACCAACTGGACAGCGGTCAAGAATGCCACCGAAGACACGATGAATTTCATTGAAAGCATCTTCGTGGATACCTTCCTCAGCATCGGCGTCATCACCCGCGAGGAACTCGACCTTATCGTAGACATCTTCACAGGACATATTGCCATTATCGACACGGCGGGCACGGCCTTCGGTACATGGCTGAGAAACGAGATCAAAACGCTCATGACGGATGTGGGCGTGGCGTGGAACACCGGATGGACGGACGCAAGCAACTTCGTTCAGACAATTTGGAACACTATCCAGAACACCGTCAAGACCGGCGTGAACGACGTCATTTCCGCAATCAATGGCTTTATCAACGCGCTCGATTCCATCCATATCAACATTCCCGCGATCCAGATTCCTGGCACGAAAATCGGCACGCCCGCGCTTGACCTCGGTTTCAATATTCCCGATATCCCTATGCTTGCGGCAGGCGGCATCGTTTATAACCCCGTTCTCGCCATGATTGGTGAGCAGGGGCCGGAAGCCGTCGTGCCGTTGTCATCGCTCGGCTCCGCGGGCGGCGGATTCGGCGGCGGCCAGCCGATCAATATTTATATTCAAGGAGGCAACTACCTCGACCAAAACGGCGCGACCATGATCGGCAACGCGCTTGCGAAGCAAATAGTACAACAATTGAGAGTTTCAAATTATCGCTCCTAGCTCATGGCGAACCCTGTCAAAATTCTTGATAACGGGACTGACATATCCTCCCTTTGCGACTGGAAATCCGTTGACGCAATTTCGGTATTGACGAAGGAGTCAGGGGTTTTCACCTTTTCAATCAGGGTCAACGTCGCAAATCTCGCTTCGCTTCCGCAGATCGGCGACACCATCGAGCTCTACGATTCGAGTGGCCTCATTTGGGGCGGCACGCTCACGGAGCAGGAGCCGACCATCGCGGGCTTGATGGCAACATTTTCTTACACATGCCAGGACTGGGGCTTCCTCATGGACGGAACACTGGTCAAGAAGAATTATTCCGGCGTCGATCCATCCGCCATTGCCATAGACATCATCAACACCTTCTGCGCCGGGAAGGGAATTAACGCCGCGACCGTCGCCGACGGTGGCCACGTGCAGGTGGGCAACTTCGATGTTCCCACGATACAGTTCAATTACCAGCAACCTTCGAAGGCGTTGCAATCCCTCGCCAAGCTCATCGGGTGGGATTGGTTCATCGACGCAAACAAGAATCTCTATTTCTTCCTTGGCGACGTGGATGATGGATCGGGCGGTGGCGCAGTCGGCGACGGTGGCCTTGCGCCGATCATCATCGACGGCGCAACGGGCGACATCTTCTGGAACTCGCTCGACATTGACCTTCAGATAACGAACATGCAGAACAGCGTGTACGTGATCGGTGGCACGTATCTCAAGATATTCACCGCGGGCAATACGATTGATTCGTACCTCACGGACGGCGTTCAACAATCCTTTCCAACGTCGTACGCCTACACGGAGAGCACGATTGTCGTCGAACTCGACGGCGTGCCGCAGACCGTCGCCATTCTGAACCAGGTCACTGACCCGATGGATTACGATGTGCTGTACGACAGCGCGGCAAGGAACATCCAGTTCCAAGCCGGCGCACCAACCGCAGGCCAGACGGTCCTCATCTTTGGCTATGCGCAGGTTCCCATCGTGGCGAACGCGACCGATGGAGCCAGCATCGCCGCCTATGGCCTCCGTGAAGGCGTCATCGTCGATTCCAAGATTACGAGCGTGCCGGAGGCATTGCTCCGCGCGCAGGCGCAGATAGGGCAGTTCGGCCATCCCGTGTACGACCTCAAGGTCACGACCCTCGTGCCTGGTTGCAGGATCGGCCAGACGATCATAGCGAACGTCCCTTCGATGGGCATTACGAACTATCCCCTGGTCATCAAACGCGTCGAAGCAACCGTCTTTGTGCCGGGTGCGAATGGCCAGCTCCAATACCAGCTTGAGTGCATTGGCTCGGACACGGTGACATTCACCGACCTCATGACGACGATCCTCCAGCAGGAAGCGGTCCAGACCCCCATCGATGGCACGACGATCCTCGAAAACATTGTCGTTGTGGATGAAGACCTCGTGCTTGCGGATACCGTGACGGCCACCGGAGGAACCAGGCCGTATACCTGGGGCCATTTCCGCTGGGGATTTTTCAGATGGGATTAGTTTTGCACAACGTCGCCTATGGCTTTGCGCGGCTTTCGTGATTATAGTTAGTGCAACAATCCACCTACCTGTTTCATGCTCAAAAAAGAAGGCTTAACCGTTTCTGGAAAGATAACCATCCGCTCGCATTCGGCCGGAACCATTGACCGCTACAACTGCCTCAAATCAGAAGGGCGAATTGCTGAGGCGCAGGCACTCATCCGCGCCGGAAAGATCGAGGTAGAGCAGAAGAACCTTGTCGTTGATTCCTCGAACTACGGCATTGACATTTTGGTTCAGTACCTCATCAGCGCCTATAACGGCACGTTCAACTTTCCGCTGGGGATTGCGTGGGGAGAGCTTGGCACGGGCGCGACGACGCCGACCGCGGGCGATACTGCGCTGACGACTCCGATCAACCGCGCGCCGGTGGCTTATGCGGCGGACAACGGGTTTAATACCGCGCAACTCCAGTTTTTTTTCCCCGATGCCACGCTCACGAACACAACTTATTACGAGTGCGGCAGTTTCGTGGGTGGCACGTCAAGCGTTGGAAGCGGCAATATGTTCAACCATGCCTTGTTTGCAACTCCGTATTCGAAATCTTCAGGGACGGATACGACTTTAGAGATTGATATTCAAATTACGAATTAAACATGAAAAGCAAGCCCACCGGATCAGGCGAGGTTGGTCTCCCCTCACAATACAATTCAGCCCACGACGATGCGAAGGGCGGCAGCTTCCTTTTGGCGCATCAGCAGCTCGGCGCATTGGTGCTCGGCACGTTGCCATCGAACGGCCAAGTAATCCCGATAGTCGTGAATGGCACGACGATAACAGTCACCGCGGTCAGCGTGATCGGATCAACCGCGAACAATATCCTTATCCCCGGAACCGCAGCGGCGTTTGCGGCCAACGTCTTGAACTTCGTCCGCCGCCCCGACCTCACGACGGCCAACCAGGTGGCCGCGACTTCAGCAAACCAGCAGCTCTTGCAATATGTCGGCTGGTCATTGCCGGTAGGCGGCACGACGATAACGCCCTACTCGTTAAACAAGAACGTCAACGGCGCATCATCGCCGCTTACGAGCTTCAATATCACCGGCATCACGGTCACGAGCGCAACGTGGACAGCACAAACGATGCAGCTCTATATCGAGGAAGGCGCGTATTACATCGGCACGACGCGCGTGCTTTTTCTCGGTTCTTCAACGCCAACGTTCACCGCACCGGTTTCAAATCCCCGAATTGACCTCGTCACGGCGGATTCGAGCGGCACGATAGCGATTGTCGGCGGCACCGAAAACGCCTCGCCCGTCGCGCCATCCTATCCGGCGAACAAGATCGTTCTAGCGGAGATTTATCACGTCGTCAGTGAGACCGCGATTTATGACAACGAGTACCAGCAATCGGGACAGGGTTACGTTTTGAACGACGTTCGCACGTTCCTCGCGCAGGCTGGCTACATTTCGAGCTCTTCGCAAATTGCCGCGAATATCGTCATTCCGTGGATTTCGAGCCCCGCTCAGGGCGACATCATGTATTACAGCGGATCGGCGTGGGTACGGCTTCCGGCAGGAACATCAGGCTATTTCCTCCAGACCCAAGGTGCATCAGCGAATCCCGCGTGGGCAGTTGGAATTCCAAATTCGTTCGCTCCGATCGGCGGAACCGGTACGGTGATACAGGACGCAACGAATGTTGAATCGCAAACCGGCACCACGCCCGTAAAAAAGAAAACGCTCACTTGTGCCGTAGCTGGATTCTACACATTTAACGTCAACCTTGAGTCGGTAACTGGTTCGGCGCCAGCAGATGCGGCGCTCTATCAAAACGGCAGTTCTGTGGCGACGGTCAGCACCGGCTCCTTTAGCTACGGACGGCAATCCTTCGGTACGTTCTATGCCAACATCGGCGATACGTTCGATCTTTATCTATACGTAGGATCGGGCGCAGGCGGCTCTTCGCAAACAAACAGCTTCCAGGTGACTTCCAATATGGGACTCATTCTATTCGTAGGCGCGACGCCCATGGGGATTGCGGCCAACGCCGGAAACGTCGGAACTCCGCCAACTTCGAACTTTACGATCACATTGAACTAACGCCATGGAAGAAACCCAAGACACGATCAACAAGATCGCAGCAGCCGCCGCCGTCGCAGCCGCCGCCGCAGCGGTGACTTCGAATGCGGCGATCATGAAAGAGCTGTCGGCGATCCAGGTCCAGCAGGGAAAGAACGACACCAATATCATAAATATCAGCAAGAACGTCGACGACATCCGCTCCGACGTTAAGGAAATCAAAGCACTCTACGTCACCCATGCCGAGCTCTCCGTGTTTCAGAGTGCAGTGAACGATATGGATAAAGATCACGAGAAGCGCCTGCGGAACCATGACAGCATGATCAAATATGGCGTGGGGGCACTCTACGTGCTGAACATCATCATTGGGTGGTACCTGATCATCCACTTCAACAACCGCTAAGGCGGCATAGACAACCACACTCCCCCGAGCCACGGGTCTCTCGTTTTTAGCCCCACTCCCCTCTTATAGCCGGAAAATCGAGACATCTTGAAGAGGGGAGCGGGCTTTTGTACACAGCCCGCACTCGACAAATCCCGCGCACCGCGCATAATTCAAACAACGCTCACATGGAATTTATCCACCCCCATAATGCAGGCAAAATACTCGGCGTCATCCGCGACTATTCAGCCGACTTGCACCCGATTGACCTCGTTCGTTCCGCAACACCGCCGCAACGACCGGCGCAGTATCTCATAGACCAGAACGGCGCGTTCTTTAAGCTCATCGCGCTTATGCAAGGGTACTGCCCTAGCTGCGGCGGATATTCTCTCGCCCAGCTCGTTAACCTCCTTGGCGTACTGAACAAAGCCAAGGCATCCGCCCAGCTCTCCGGCAGTTTCGATTACGCGTTTGAAAAAACGGTTGACGGCGTTCCGAACCAGGAAGGCACGTTCATCTCAGCTCTCGGCAAGGCGGGCAGTCTTGTAGGCTCATGTCTCGATTCCCTTTTTCCCGACGACGGCACACTTAGCACGGACCCGCAGCATGTTATAACAACGCCGTACTCATCCGCGAACGCGCAGGCAGTCGCGGATGCGGCGACGCGGGTGCTTGGCACACCGTTCTTGCTCACCGATCTTTCGATGGGCGGCATTCACCAGGCGTGCTTCGAATACGGCGCGGTGATCCTCGAAGTGCAGGTTGGCGCTGAATGGTACACCGCACGCGATGGCGCTGAATCGTGGGAAGCCGAGGACGTACTCCCCATCCGTCCGCCGAAGAAAGTTATTGATTCCCATTTCATCATGGTGAGCGCGTACGACGAAACGGTTGACAAGACCTTCTTCTGCAATTCGTGGTCGCCGACATGGGGACAGAACGGCTTTGGCTGGCTGAATTCGAACTACGCGCCCTACATCGTATCCGGCATCGCATTCAAGCAGGTTCCCGCCTCTGTTACGCAAGTCCTGAACAGCCCAACCATCGAGACGCCCCAGAAGCAGGCGATCATTCAGGCGATTCTTCAGGACATTGACCAAGCGCTCGGACTCGTCAGCAAAGAGCTCGGGCAACTATAAAAGGTCGAAACCAACAAATCCTCATCATGAACACTTCGAAATTGAGCGCAGATGCGAAGCTCGTTTTGCACGCAATCGTTAGTTTGGGCGGCAATACGGCGATCATCGCCATTTTGCCGACGTTGCTTCCAACATGGGCAGTGGCGATCGTTTTCCTCGTCTTCAACCTAGCGCAAGTCGTGACAGCATTCATAGACCCGACGTTCGCCATCCACTTGATCCAAACCGGCCAAATGGCCGCGCCGACGAAAGACCAGTAACGCCTTCATCAGCATGAAAAGAGCAAAGAAGACGTGTTTCCGAAAAAAAGAACATAAAAACATCAATATGAAAGACTTAAACACCATCGTTTCCGAAGCGCAGGGATTGGATACGACATCGCTCGATGCGGTCGTTGCGGGAATCAATCAGCTCGTCGCCGACTTGCAGGCGTACATTGCGGCTAATCCGTCAGCGCCGGTTGCTGATCCGGTTGTCACCGTAACGCTCACCACGGAAGGCGGTGTTGCAACCGTTTTCGTTCCGCAGGCCTAGTCCTCGGTCAGCTCTCTAGGGAACCACGCGGTTCCCGAACTGGAGGGGTTGAGAGCAAAGGTTTACTCGACATTTTCCCAGCTCTCTACTGCCTCTCCAGTTCGGGCATCACGCCCGTACTTTAAAAACTGAACAAGGAGATTTCCAATGGAGAACGCAACGCTTATGGCGCACCGCGACACTCGTAAAATCGGCTACGAAGAACTGGCCCTGGTACCGACGCCGCTTGGCACCGATACCCACCGTCCCGTTCCGCACCACGAGGTCGTGAACGCGCTCATCGAAACGCTTGGCTTCCGGCACATCGCCGTCCACCGCTCGGAATTCGCCGTCTCAGATGACGGCAACAAGATGTTCGGCCTGCTCGAACTCGAAGAAGGGTTCCAAGGCTGCCGCTTCGCGCTCGGCTTACGCAACAGCCACGACAAGTCCATGCGCCTCGCCATGACCGTCGGTTATCGCGTGTTCGTATGTGACAACATGGCATTCCACGGCGACTTTACGCCCGTGCTCGCCAAGCACTCAAAGCACTTCAACATCCTCAATGCCCTTTCCGTGGGCGTTGATATGATGCAAAGGAGTTTTGAACCGATGGTCCAGGCCGTTGATCGTTGGAGAGAATCACAACTCACCGACGTTTCGGCGAAGCTCCTGATCTATCAGGCGTTCATCGAAGCCGATCTGGACGTTCCCCGTCACCTGGCGCGGAATGTCCACGACCTGTATTTCAATCCGCAGATCGAGGAGTTCCAGCCTCGCACCGTGTGGTCACTCTCGAACGCTTTTACGAGTGCCTTCAAGGCTCTTGATCCGATTCCTCAATTCAAGGCTACGGCGAAACTCGCCGGATTCTTGGAAGGCCGTATGTAAGGAGATGACATGAAACAACTCATTTGCTTGCTCGTTTCCGGCCTCTTTCTCCCCATGCTGGGAGAGGACAAGCCGAAAGATGCATGTGCGTTTGCACATGTCGAATGGCAGGATGCGGGGCTTTATAGCAAGACCGCAGGCATCGAACTATCCGAGATCGACAACCTCACGATTCCCGTGATGTCCGTCGGTTGCGTCCGCGTCATGGAGAAGTCCGTACTCGTTGTCTTCCACTTTGTGGATGGCAAGCCGGATGTCTACATGGCCATACCTAAACAGTGGGTCATCAAGATCACCCCGCTCACATCCGTTGTTGAAACGGCGACAAAGTGAAAAGGAGGCTACTATGCCGGCTACAAACAAAACGTCTTATTGCCCGCATTGCCATCTTGCCCTTGCGCTTGCGGCTACGACTCATTGCACGAACGCCAACTGCGGGAAAAGGCTCGACGCGCCCGTAGTCCTGTTTTCTCGGGTCAAACATCCGCCCGTCAGTCGCGTAGCTTACGCACTAAGGCAGGTGATCCAATAATCTCCCGCAAGGCCAATTCCCTTGCTTCGCTACCCATCCCGGCCGCTGTCCGAGTAGAATGGGAGCCTTGGCCCCGATTCATTTCGGGGCCTTCTTTTTGGGGTGTGCACAAGGGCTATTGCCGTACCACGGCGAACGTGAAAGCATAATGAAGTCGCAAACCAATTTCCCCAACATTAAGGGGATGTCCTCATGGGACGGCTTAACAGGTGTTAAGCAACGATTTGAAAAACATCTTATGCTTTTGCCTCTTATTTGCCCTTTTTTGCCTCCCGCTTACCCCAAGTCGTACGTTCGCCATTTCCGCCCCTAATCGCCCCGCCTACGCTATCCAGGCGCAGGGAAAATGGGTCGTGAATCCGAAGGCGGATGTCGTAAACGCCAGCACGCTCAACAAGCTCATCGCGTGCGAGTCCCAAGGCACGAATATCAGCCGCCCCGACAAAGGGGATTTGTATTCTGATGGGATTCTCCAGTTTCACCGCGGCGCGTCGAACGTCATGGGATCGGGAACGTGGAGCGACATGGAAGCAACCTTTCATTTCACCGGCAGTCCGATCAATCCTTCGGACGCGGTTCACATGGCCGATCTCATGATTTCT